AAACATATAAGTTTTGTAATAGTTATAGAGTTAATGATAGAGTTAGTCAGTATTTACTTAAAAATATTATATATAATGGTAAAAAATATAAAAAAGAAGATATGATATTTAGAATAGTTTTATTCAAGCTATTTAATAAGGAATCAACCTGGGATTTGTTACTAGATAATTTTGAAGATATTACCTTGAATACATTTGATATAAAAAAATATTCTGAGGTTTTAGAAGAGGCTTTATCAACTGGAATAAAGATATATAATGATGCTTATATAAGTTGTGCTAATAAAGCATTTGGTTATAAAAGAAAACATGACAACCATTTAGCACTTTTAAACAAAATGTTTATTGAAGATAGAATGCAAGATAAAATATTAAAATGTAAAACCATGCAAGAAGCGTTTAATATTGTTAAAAGTTATCCTTTAATTGGAAATTTTATGGCCTATCAATTAGTTACAGATATTAATTATAGTGATGTTGTTAATTGGAGAGAAGATGAATTTACGGTAGCTGGTCCCGGTTCTTTAAGAGGTATAAAAAAATGTTTCATTGACAAAGGAAAAATGAGTAATGAAGATATAATAAGATATATGTTTGAACATCAAGATGAAGAGTTTAAAAGGTTAGGTTTAGAATTTAAAAGAATTGGTAATAGACCATTACAATTAATAGATTGTCAAAATATATTTTGTGAATTAGATAAATATTGTAGACAAGCTTTACCAGATTTAAAATCAAATAGAACAAAGATAAAGAAAAAATATGTTACAAAACAGGATAGAATAAATTATATTTATCCACCAAAATGGCATATATAAAAAAGTTAAAATCATAATTTATAGTATACTTTAATATTAGTATGGAAAATATTTTCTAAATACTGTATAATTTCAATTGCTAATTGTATCCAGTTTATAAAAGTAGTTAGGAGAAAAAATGAATAGGTTATTTAGAATAAGTTTTGACATATTTTTAACATCGGTAACACCTATTTTAGGGTGGCTTTTGCTTGGAATATTAGTTGATAAAAATTTAATTAATATATTTTCCCTTGTTTATCCAATGCAATTTATCATAACTGCTATATATAGCATATTTGGAACCGGAGCTAACATAAGTGCAATTAAAGACAATAATAAAAATAGTGTTTTTTCAGGATTTTTATTAGGTGCATTAGTAGGAGCATTAATACTTGGAAGCATTGTTTTCAATGTTGATAAATATATTTTATTTATGCATATGGACGTAAAAATATACAATGTTTTTGCTATATATGCTATTGTTCAATATTTTTTGCAATTATTATTAAATCTTTCTTTATGCAAATTATATTATGAAGATAATAATAAGCGTGCAAATAAGTACAGTTTTCTATTCAATTTAATAAACTTTTTGTCACTTATAATAATGTGTTTAATTACTAAAAACCAAATAATAATTGCAAGCGTTTCAATAATAACTACTACAATATTTACTTTAATTATGATATTTAGAACAGTGAATATTACTCATTTTGAAATCAATTTGAAGAATTGTATTAAATATGATTCAGTTTATTTGTTTTCAAAAATTAGTATGTTTATAATATATCTATTTGGATTTAAAAATGCATTTGATTTTGGCGAAAAATACATTTTAGCGACTTCCTTTGCAACCTTAATAACAGATACTCAATGGGATGTATCTGAATCAATAAAGACAGTTGCTCAAATAGATATTGCTAAAAAAGTATTTTCTTATAAAGAACATATAAAAAATAGCAAAAAATTAATTTATATTTTGATTGTATCAACTTTTATCATGGGATTAGTTTTATATCCAAGTTATAAACCAGATATAGCTGTTACATCAATAATTGTAAGTATAGAGTTGATTTCTTTATATGTATATCCAATTTATATAACAAAGTTGACTTTTATACAATTAGAATTTTCTGCTATTAAAGCCACAATCAGCAAGCAAATAGCCAACATATTACGTATAATATGTTCATTTATACCATCACCATTTTGTACTTCTTTTGGATTGGCAGTTTCTGTAGTTGATAAATTATTATCTACACATTATATTATTAAGAAAAACAAACTAAATTTAGAAATAAAAAAAGATTTAGATGAAAAAAATAGTATTTTACTCTGATGCTATTATAGTTTTTTTGCTGCATATTTTGTTGCAAGTCCAATTGCAAAAAAGCAAGCGTTTAAAATAGTAAATCCAAAAGGTGATAATCAAATGTTTATTATCTTATCAATTCAAACATTTACGTTTCTTATTATGGTGGGTTTAATGAGTATATATGCTTTATTTGCACAACATTTAATAAATATCAATGTTATATGTAATTACATAACATTATATTGTAAAAACTTTATAATGGCTTATCCATTGCAAGTATTTTTTGTTGGACCAATAGTAAGAAAAGTCTTTAGAATAATATTAAAAAAGCAATTAAAACAAACATAAAATAAATCAAAAAGGGTAGTATACAGATGTTACAGAACTTAATCGTTATAAAAAAATTTATTTATCACAATATTAGATGGATTTAATGGTGAAGTAATATCATATAATACATCTGAATCGATCTTAGCGATGGTAATAAAGACAATTAGGGTAAAATTAAAAGAGTTATCTCTTGTAAATTTCAGGTTACAATTCTTTAATTAAAAACTATTAATAAATTATTCAACTTTATGGTTCAATTCATTTTTAGTTAGCATTTATTATTCTCAGAAGTTAATTTCTGAGTTGCTTATCAATGTGGAGCTTTAACTTTGCTTATATTCGAAACTTTATACTTCTAAGATTACTTGAATCAACTAAGCAAATTACATCAGTTTTGAAAATTATTTTAAGTATATCACCATTGTGATATAATAGATAAAATTTCTTTGAAGGAAGGCTTAAAATGATAAAAATATTATTAGATACTAATTTACTAATATATAGAGAGGATCATACCGTAATCAATGATAAAATATTAGAACTCACAAGAATTCTTTATGATTCTAATAAATACAAAATAGTAGTTCATCCAATGACCATACAAGATCTAAGCCATATAAAAAACTCAGACGAAAGAGCTATATTTTATAGCAAGGTTAAAGTTTATGAAATAATAGAAAGACCACCAAAAGCCAGTGATGAATTTAACAAACTTGTTGGTTGTTCAAAATTACCGAATGATTTAATTGATAATAATTTGCTATATGCAGTTTATAGAAATTGCGTTAACTATTTGATTACTAATGATACCAAATTAAAAAATAAAGCAAAAAAGATAAGTTTAAGTGACAGGGTATTAGGTATCGAAGATGCTATAAACTTATTTAAACCCCTTGAAGAAAAAGAGATTAGAACACCCGCTTTTATAAATTATGAATATTTGTATAATGTTGAAATAGAAGACAATTTTTTTGATTCTTTAAAAGCCGATTATAAAGGATTCGAAAATTGGTATAAGAAAAAATCCCTTGAAGGGAAAAAGGCATACATTACTAGATATTCAAATAATGAAATTAGTTCTTTTCTTATGTTAAAAGTTGAAGATGAAAAAGAAGATTATTCAAATTTTAAAGAACCTTTTAAAAAGGATGTAAGATTAAAAATAACAACATTCAAAGTAGCAAATACTGGAAATAAAATTGGTGAAAGCTATATAAAAATTATTGTTAGAGAGGCGTTAAAAAATAAAGTTAATGAAATATATGTTACTGTTTTTGAAAAACAGGAGGCTTTGATAAAATTATTTTCTGAATATGGCTTTATTCAAAAGACTACAAAAATGACCGAAAAAGCAGATGGAAGTTTTGAGGAAGAATTGGTTCTTGTTAAAAGTATGAATGATCACACTTATCCAAATTTTGATTGGACAAATAGAAATACTTTTATTGTACCAATTCACCAACAATACCATGGAATGTTATTTCCAGAATCAGAAACATCAGCTCAACTTTCTTTTGGAGATCTTGAAGGAGTTAATACTTATTCAAATACGATTAAAAAAGCATATATTTGTAAAGCACCAACACAACAAATAAAGCCCGGTGATGTTCTACTATTTTATGCCAGTGAAATTAAAAGAAGTATTACTACCATAGGTATCGTAGATAATGTGTTTAGTAATTTTGCTACTCCAAAAGATTTATATGCTATGGCAATAAAAAGGACGGTTTATTCATTTGAAGAAATTGAATCAAACTTTGCTTCTAATTCAAAATTAATACTTTTTAAATATTATAGAACGCTAAAAAAACCAATAACATATAATGATTTAATAAAAACTAAATTATTAAAGAGTGCTCCTATATCTATAGTAAGGGTTGATTCCAATTTAGCACAAAAACTCATAAACATTTAAAAGAAAAAATTAAAACAGATAATTTTTATGATATAATGGTTATAATAGATGGGAGATTATAAGATGTGTACTATATTATTACCTATTAAACCAGAATACGCTAATAGAATTGTTGAACAAACTAAGTTATATGAATATAGAAAAAATATATGCAAAAAAAATATAGATAAAATTGTTATTTATAGTACATCTCCAGTAAAGAGAATTATTGCTGAAGTTGAAGTAAAAGCTGTAATTTCAAATACTCCCAATAAATTATGGAATGAAACAAAACAATACTCTGGTATTTCAAAAACTAAATATATGAAATACTTCGAGAATAAGGATGTTGCCTTTGCTTATGAATTAGGAAAAGTAATTGTTTATAAGCAACCAAAAAAGTTAGAAGATATTGGGATAGATTATTATCCTCAATCTTATGTATATTTAACGAATTAGTTTTATCAGTTTTTTATAGTTCAATTTATAAATGTAGGAATAGTATTGAAAAAATCATAAGTGCCATCCTTTCTTAAGGATGGTTTTTTTGTAAGTCACAAAAAAAATCAATCTTTCGATTGATTCTATATATCAAGTTCAAACTATAAAAGTTCGAACAGAAACGTCACTGGAGCAAGTGAGGAGAATTGTAAAAATCGTTTTAAGTCCTTATTTTCTGTTATTTTTTATAAAAATACTACCAAAAATACTACGACATTAAATATATTTGTCTGTACTTTTTGCTATCTCCTTTCTAGTATTACTTTCTATATGGCCATATTTATCAACAGTGGTGGAGTAGTTTTTATGACCAAGTTGTTTTGAAATATGATACAACTTCCAATTTTCTGACATCATAATTGTTACATAAGTATGCCTCAAATCGTACATTCTTATTTTTGGAACTTTAGCATCATCAATAAATTTATAAAATTGTTTTCTTAGTGCTGTATCTGAATATGGCTTATTATTTTTATAATTATAGAATATTATATCATTTACATTTTTATATTTGCTTTTTAGATATTCTTTATAATTTAAAATTTCATTAATTAATTTATCGGTAATATCAATCGTTCTTTGACTTTGATAATTTTTTGTTGATGATAAATAATTTTTAGAATTTGGATCATAATTAATTGAATGACTTATAGTTATTTCATGATGTTCTATATTTATTGAACTCCATGTTAATGCTCTTGTTTCTCCAACTCTATCTCCTAAAGTAAATCCTATAAGAGTTAACATTTTTATTCTTTTAGAATATTCATTATCAATATAATCTAAATAATTTATAAACTTCTTTAATTCTTCAGGAGTCCAATATTTCATTTCATTTTTTGTCGCCTTTATTTCTTTTATTTTAAAAGCAGGTGACCTATTGATATATTCTTCTTTAACACACCAATTGAAAAAGCATTTAAGTATTTTTAATATCTCGTTTTTTTGTTTTATTGGCGATACAATGTTTTCTATAAAATTTATTATATCATCTCTTGTTATTTTATTAACTTTGTAATTGTCAAAATAGTTATAGTGAGCTTTATAAAAATTTTTCTTTTTCTTTAAAGTATTAAAAGCCAATTTTTCAACATTTTCACAATATTCAATATATTTTGTCCAAAGAGATTTAAAGGTTCCTTTGGAATATTGTATGTATTGATTCCCTTGTATTGCTAGGGTATCCCTAACTTTTTTTGCAACTTCTATATCATAAATTCTATTTCCATTAAAATCTTTGCTAATAATTGTAGATTTTGGCTTTCTTATAGCTATTACAAAATGTTTTCCTTTAATTCTTTGATATATATTTTGATATCTAGTTTTTTTATATATTTTTAAATCCATGTTTTGTCCTCTTTTCTTTCTTTTTATTTGAATCAGGACAAATTCTATGATAAAATTAAAACATAGAAAAAATCCTTAATTCGCATGTTGAGTATTTTTTCTTAGAAGTTTTTTACTTCGGAAGTCGTGTTCCAGCACGACTTTTTTTTATGCTAAAATATTTTCATCTTTTAGGCTTTCTATAATAAATTTAATATATTTATCTGCTTCATCTTCATATTAATGATTTTTGTAGTAAACATATATAATTAACACAATTAATGTTGTCCAAAAAAGGAATGTATAAACACTTAATTCGTTTTTCAGATTTTCAATTTGGTCTTGATATTTTTGAACTTTACTGGAAATAACGTTGCATTCGTCATCTTCAGAAATTTTATCATTTTTAGTACTACAATTACAAGTAGGGCTTTTTGTTCCATCATTACAAATGTAGTACCCATCAGAACTACAATAAGAAATTCCACCGTGCCAAGAACAACAGCCGTTTGCTGATACAGATGAAATATAGATTAACAATGCTAGTACAAAAACTATTATTTTTTTCATAATCTATCATTTATATCCTTGACTTTATAACCTTGTTCTTTTCTCTCTAGCAATACCTACTATTTTTACTGGCAAATTAGAAATTTGATCTTTATCATAAAAAGTAGGTTGATAATTATCACTATTGTTTAAATTGAGAGGTACTAATGTAATGCCGTTTTCTGTTAATGTTACATTTTTAAATGTGGCATCAAAACCATTTACCATAACAGCACAGTCTTTTTTCTGCGCTGATATAAAATCTTCTATATGTTCAAATATAACAATATCATTTTCGTTATACTTTGGATACATACTATCACCGCTAATTTTTAATCCATAGTAAGATTTCCCGCCTTTTGTCCATTCTTTTGGTATGTCAACATATTCTAATATATCTTCTTGCGCTTCTATTGCAGTACCTGCTTTTATTGAACCAAGTACTGGGATTTGTATTGTATCGTTTGAAATATCAACTAAATTGGCATTATCAAAAGATAATGGTGGGAAAAAATCATTGATAGATACCTTAAAATATTCAGCTAGTTTAAATAAAATATCTTGGTTTGTTTTTCTATCTCCTATTTCATATCTTGAAATAGTTTGTGGAGTGGTATTTAAATATTCGGCAACTTCTTCTTGAGTAAGATTTTTTTGTTCTCTAAAATTTCTGATTTTGTTTCCTATATATTTATTTATATCCATACTTATTTTTCCTTTCCGGTTACATAATATCACATTTTACACCAAAATGGAATAAAAAGTTATAAATTAGTAAAAAAGGTATTGACCTAACACCAGAATGGTGATAACATTAAATTGCAATAGAAAGGAGAGTGAGATTGATTAATGCAAAGTAAATTATTACTCTTAAGAAAAGACAATAAGGTTACACAAACTGATTTAGCTAATATTTTGGGCATAACAACTAAACAATATGGAGCTAAAGAATTGGGTAAAGTAAAATTTAATGGTGATGAAATGTTCAAAATAGCCGAATATTTTAATATGAAAGTAGATGATATTTTTTTACCCACAACTCACCAAAACGGTGAATTTCAAAAAGAAAAATCAATTGACTAGGAGGAAATATGATATCTAATTATTTAAAAGAATACTTTAAAGAAAAAAATATTAGTCAGTATGAGATAGAAAGAAAGACTGGTATAAGTCAATCTAAAATTAACTTATCCTTAAATGGCAAAAGAAAACTAACGGCTGATGAGCTAATAAATATAGCATTGGTTTTTAATTTAGATTTAAACAAAATAAAAAAGGAAATTAAGAAGCTATAAAAAAATCCTTAATTTCCATCAATTAACGAAGTATATATTTGCTAGAACAAATAAATACTACGGATTTTATACTAGGTTTATTACAGATGTTTTTCCATTACCAGCAATTTCTTTAAACGCATAATTGTAAATGCAATCAATTTTTTTTAAACGTAAGACTGAGAACTTACGCAGATTTTTTACAAGTTCTACAACTTGGTTTTGGATTTTGGCATCCCAGGCAATTTCTAGCTTGACTGTTGTAACAAATTAACATTTACGAGTTTTCTCTCTATTTAATAGTTATACTTGCCCCATAGCTGTTAAAACTTACTATTTAAAATAAGTACCTAGGCAGGGCAAGCTCAAAAATGTTTCTAACAACTAGAATCATCTCCATTCTTGCCACAAAGGGCAACTAAAGTATATCAAACAATAATTAGAAAATCAAATTATAGGAGGAATTATATGAAATACTACACAGTAGAAGATGTTATGAATATAACTGGTGCAGGTCAAACAAAATCGTACGAGATTATTCGTGAGCTTAACAAAAAATTCAAGAAAATGTATCCAAACGCTGTTTATATTCAAGGCAAAGTCTTAAAAACATTTTTTGATGAATGTATGGGCATAAAAAAAGATTGCTCAAATACTGAGCAATCAATAAACTCTTTGTAAATAAAATTTACTTTAAAAGTATAGCAAATATTTACAAATAAATCAAATGCAAGTGCTGGAACACTTGTAAAAATACTCAACATGCGAGAAGGGAGAAGAATATGAAAATAATGAAAGAATTAAAATTAGAATTTCCAAAAACAAAAAAAGAACTTTTAAGTGACATACTTGATTGTGTTGCAATATTCGGAATTTCATATTTACTATTAATTCTTCTTTAGAAAAGAGGTTAATTCAATATGGAATTAGGATATGTAAGACTTTATAGAAAAATATTAGATAATCCAATTATTTGGAAAGATAGCGATCATGTAGCAATTTGGATTTATTTACTTTTAAATGCAACACACAAAGAAATATCCGTAATTTTTAAAGGTGAAAGAACTATTTTAAAACCTGGTCAACTAATTGTAGGTTCAAAAGCAATAGCAGAAGAACTAAACATTAATTATGTGAAAGTACATCGTGTATTAAATGATTTCAAAGTTGAAAAACAAATTGAAAAACAAGCGAGTAATAAAAACTCCTTAATTACAATATTAAATTGGGAAAAATACCAATCGTGTGAAAAGCAAAATGAAATTCAAGTGAAAAACAACTGTAATTCAGATGAAATTCAAATGAAAAACGAATGTAACACAACTGAAAAGCAACTGAAAAACAACTGTAATTCTACTGAAATTCAACAAAAAAGTGAAACACAAAGTGAAAAACAAATAATCACTGAAAATGCTTTAAATACGGCATTTAATCAAGAAGAAACGCCAACAAGTGAAAAACAAAATGAAATTCCAATGAAAAACAAGTGTAATTCAAGTGAAAAACAAGTGAAAAACAATTGTAATTCAAGTGAAAACAAACAAGAATGTAAAGAATGTAATAATAATACTTCTTATTATTCTTATTTAGAAGAAAAATATGCGCGTATGATAAATTCAGCAGAAAAAGAATTATTGGATAGTCTTTTAGAAACTTATGATAAAGATTTAGTTTTAGAAGCGATAAAACAATCAGCTATTATGAATAAAAAAAATTTAAACTATGCAAAAGGAATTTTGCGTAATTGGAAAAAATATCAAATAAATAATCTGGAAGATTTAAAAAAAAGTGAAGAAGCAAGGGAGGAGGAAAAGCAACCGGTAGAACTTTTTAGCTATAACTGGTTAGAAGATAATGAGTGAAATTAGTGAACGAAGAGTTGGAGAAAGAATAACATTTACAACAAGAGCAATAGCAAACTCAATAGTCGACAAAAAAGGTATGTATGAAAAGATACTTGAAATCATGAAAAAGTTTGATAAGCCAATGTCAGCAAAAGATATAGCAGTAGAACTTTTTAAAAGAGGTTTGACACCTGATGACTCTAGACAGCAAGTTGCACCAAGATTAACAGAATTGTCTAGACAAGGAAAAATTGAACCTGTTGGAGATAAACAAAGAGACAACTATTCTGGAATAAGAGTAAGTGTATATCAAATTAGAAAGTGTGATTCAAAGTGAATGAAGTAGTGGTTATTGATTTGTTAGTTTTAGGAGTGTGTATTGGAATAGCAATTATGTTACTAGTTGTAGTCGCTATTACATCAAACTACGAAAAACAATTACAAAAAGAAAACAAAAAAAGTTGTATGCGAAACGAAATGATAAATGAAATTGTTTCATACGCAGTAAGCCAAAATCAAAAAATTAAAAAAATAGAAAAGGAGAATAAGCAATTGAAAGAATTAACAGCAGTTCTAGAAGCAATTGCAAAAATAAAATAGAAAATGGAAGAAAATAAATTAGTTGAATTAAACAATACAGAAGAATTAAATTTAAACGAAATAATCAAAATACAACATTTGCCAGAAATCTTTGAGCAACTTGAAAAAGTAGGCAAGTTTGTAGATGAAAAACTAAAAGGAGTTACTGATTTAAAAGCAACGGATGCTAATAAATCAAATTTAAAAGACAAAAGAACTGAAATAAACAATACTTTAGAAATACTTGAAAATAAACGAAAAGAAATAAAGAAGGCAATAGAAACTCCATATGATGTTTTTAATGCAAAATATACTAAAGAAGTAAAAGAAAAATTAGAAAATGCTTCAAAAACTTTAACTGGGAAAATTAATTTTATAGAAGATACACAAAAAAAATTGAAAGAGGAGTGTTTAAGAAATTATTTTGAGGAATATAAAACCTCTAAAAATATTGACTTTATTACTTTTGAACAAATGCACTTGAACATAATTTTAGGTACTACTGAAACTAAATATAAAAGTGATATTGCAAAATTTATAGATAAAGTATCAGATGAATTAGAATTGATAAATCTTCAATCATCAAAAGATGAAATCATGTATGAGTATAAAAAAACACTTGACTTAGCAAATTCTATAAAAATAGTTCAAGAAAGAAAAATGGCTATAGAAAGAGCAGCCGAAGAAAATGCAAAAAGAGAATTACTTGCAAAACAACAACAAGAAAATGTAACTGAAGTAAAAAGAGTATTAACTACACCAGTTAAAGAAGTAAAAGAAGAAATTTATCAACTTACATTTACAGTAAGGGGAACAAAAAATCAATTAGTTTTATTAAAGAATTTCTTAAATGATGGAGGATATGAATATGAATAATTCAAAAGAGAATCAAACTCCAAAATTTAGTGTTGCAATACAAACAAGTAAATATCAACAACTAATTAATAATACACTTGGTGACCCTGAAAGAGCAAAAGATTTGTAGCAGCAGTTAGTAGTGCAGTAGCAACAAATGAAAAATTAAAAGAATGTGATGCAGGTACAATTTTAAGTGGTGCATTGCTTGGAGAAAGTCTAAATCTTAGTCCAAGTCCACAATTAGGACAATACTATTTAGTGCCTTTTGACAGTAAATCGAAAGGTAAAGTAGCAACATTTATTCTTGGTTATAAAGGCTATATTCAATTAGCAATAAGAACTGGTAAATATGAAAAAATAAATGTGCTTGAATTAAAAGAGGGAGAACTTATTAGCTATGATCCATTAAATGAAGAAATTGTTGTAAACATAATTCAAGATGATGAGGTTAGAGAAAATACTCCAACAATTGGTTATTACGCAATGTTTAAAGAAATAACAGGATTCAAGAAGATTCTATATTGGAGCAAAAAGAAAATGATTGAACATGCAGACAAATATTCACCAGCATTTTCGAAAAGTGGATATGAGTTACTTTTAGCAGGAAAGATTCCTGAAAAAGAAAAATGGAAATATAGTTCTCATTGGTATCAAAATTTTGATGATATGGCAAAAAAAACAATGCTAAGACAATTGATTTCAAAATGGGGTATCATGAGCATTGAAATGCAACAAGCTTATGAAAATGATAATAAGACTATATTTGATGATGGACACTCAAGCTACTTAGATGATCCAATTCCAGAAACAGAGTCATCGTTAGAACCAAAGAAAATAGAAACAAAAGAACCAAATATCATTGAAACAAAAGAACCAGGAACTAAAAAAAGTAAGAAAAAAGCGGACACACCAGTAAGCGAAGTGAAAGAAGTTAGTTTAGATGAATTATAACATTATTGCTAGTGGCTCTACAGGAAATGCCACAATAGTTGAAAACTCCATTTTGATAGACTGTGGAGTGCCATACAAAAAGTTAAAACCATTTGTGAAAGATTTAAACTTGATTTTATTAACACATATACATTCAGATCATTTAAATAAGTCTACAATAAAAAAACTAGCTTTCGAAAGACCAACACTCCGCTTTGGATGTGGAAGTTGGCTTGTTCAAGAACTACTCAATTGCGGAGTAAAAATTGAAAATATTGACTTATACAAACCAGGGGAAATATACAACTATAATGACATAATTAAAATCAAAATTGAATTAACAACACATGATGTTCCAAATTGTTGTTATTTTATAAAAATTAATAATAAACAAGTTTTTTATGCAACTGATACATGTACATTAGATGGAATTGAAGCAAAAGATTACGATTTGTATTTAGTTGAAGCAAACTATGTTGATGACTTAGAACTCGAAGAAAGAATCAAACAACATGAATTAAAAGGAGAATTTTCTTATGAATCTAGGGTAAAAAAAACACATCTTTCTCAAGTTAAAGCGTGGGAATGGTTACTAGAAAATAAAAAGGAAGATTCTATATATGTAGAAAAGGAGAAGGAATAAATGATCGAAACAAGCTTGATGATAAATGATTATCCTGAACCACCAGAAGACAAGACAAAAAAATTCATATTTACATGTAATTGTGAAGTTGAAATAACTGTATATGCAGAAGATGAAGAAACAGCTGAAAAATATTGCAATATAACTGACTGCGATGATTATGAAGTAAAGGAAATAGAAGATATAATCAACTGCAAAGTTGAAGATTAGAAAAAGGTGAAAAATAAGATGGAAGAACAAACAAAAACAATAATGAAATTTATATATGGAATGGAAGTAGACGAAAAGGGGCTTGATAAAGCATTTAAAGAACAAATTAAAAAAATAGAAGATGGTGGAAAAGAAGTAACAGAAATTACTAAAAAACAATTAAAAAAGGAAAATGTTGAATTTGAAGTTAAATTACAAGAAGTAGATATTAAATTGTTTTATATTAGTACTAGTTTAATGTTAAAAGCTGTGACTGATCGAAAAGAAAAATTAGCAGTGTTAATAGATGAATTAGAAAATATTGTAGCTGAGTTGAAAGAAGTGGAAAAGTAATGAATAAAGTCAATTTAATAGGTAGATTAACATCTGATCCAGAATTAAGATATAACTCTAGTAATATTGCTTATACAAGATTTATTTTAGCAGTAAATAGATCATTTACAAACTCAGATGGTGAAAGAGAAGCAGATTTTATCAGTTGTGTAGCATGGAGAAAAACTGCAGAAATAATTTGTGAACATTTTAAAAAAGGTAGTGAAATTGGCTTGAGTGGTCGCATTCAAACAGGAAGCTATGAAAGACCAGATGGATCTAAAGCTTACACAACTGACATAATTATTGAAGAAATAACTTTCGTAGGAAGCAAAAAAGATAGTAAACCAGAACCTGAATATGCGGGAAGAGTAGAAGAAACAAATCCTTTTGAATCAAGCGGAAGTGTTAAACGAGATGAAATAATTATATCTGATGATGATTTACCATTCTAAAAAGGATTATAAAAAATATGAAAGCACGAGGAAAAGTAGTAAACCTAGATTTAGACTATATAACTCATAGACCTAAACTGACTCTTGAACTAAAAGGTCAAGAGTTGGTTGGTTATGATGATATAAAAGATTTAGAAGACTTAGATATTACAATTGAAAAACATAAAAAAAGAAGATCATTAGATGCAAATAGCTACGCTTGGGAAATTATTGGAAAAATAGCTCTTAAGTTAAGCAAAGATAAAGAAGATATATATAGAACTATTGTAGAGTTCAAAGGACCTTATGAAATATTACCAATAAAAAAACAGGCATTAGAAAGATTTATTGAAAGTTGGAGTCGTAAAGGACTAGGTTGGATAGCTAAAGATTTAAAAAACAGCAAATTAGAAGGATATACAAATGTGATTTGTTATTATGGTAGTTCAGTATATAACTCAAAAGAAATGTCAGTGTTTATTGATGAAGTAATCGATAGGGCTAAAGAATTAGGAATAGACACAAGAACTCCAGAAGAAATTGCGAGGATGAAATCATTATGGATTTAAATAGTAATGTTGAGTTTAGTAAAAATTGGTTAACTGAAGAACTAATAAAAACTGATTTTGAAGAGAAAAAAACACATCAAGTAAAAATGATAACTATGTCAAAAAAAGATTTGTTTAGATTAATAATTAAGTTCGTAAAATTGAACGAGAAGGGAGAATTATAGTGGAAGGAATAGAAAGAATAAAAGTACTTGCTTCAGAAGTAAAAGATGAAGCAGTACTTGAAATAGTAAAATATTTAATATCTAGAACTGATATGAATGATAAATATTTGAATGAAGAAAAAAGTTTAAAACAAATGATAGATTTTATTTTAAAAGAAGCAAAGAAAAAATCAGAAAACAATATGGCAATGATAAAAGATGATGTTGTATTTGGATGGGCAATACATTATTGGGACGAAGATAATAAAGATTTAGATTTAAGTTCAAGTGACAATGTAAAAAATATAGGAAAGAAAGAAAAAGTTGTTCAAGAAAAAACAAACAAAATAGTAAAAAAAGATTGGACTCCTGAAGGACAACTAACGCTGTTTTAATGTACATCAAGAAAAAAGTTAGAGAACAAATAGACGTAATTAATAATTATGTTGACAACTGTGTAGATTCTAAAGAGTTTAAAGTATTTGTAGAAAATCAAAAAAAGTATATTTGTATTAAAAATAAAAACAATTGTTATTGTTCCAATTGTAAACGTGAATTTGAGACTGTATGTAAAGTTAATGATTATATACAATGTCCAAATTGTAAGAAGAAATTATTAGTCAAAAGAACTATCAATTATATAGATAAAGATTATTTTATGTATTTAATAAATTTTAATGATAAATACATAGTAAGAAATTATGAAATTGTAAGTACATATTCAAATTCAACAAAATCAATGAAATTTATAATTACTGAATATGCTAGACAAGTCATTGAGAAAGATGGAACTTTAAATTTAAAGATAATGATAAATAACATGAGAAGAAATACTAGTGGCTATTGGTATATTAACTATTGGGAAAAAACATCATATTGGAAACCAGAATATTACATTATGTTATGCGGCAAGTGCTTTGTAGATAGAAATACATTAAGAGCTAAATATTATGATCCAAAAGATATATTTGATAATACTGAAATTAATGTTTGCGATATTTTAAGAGGAATAAATGAAGATAACTATATTTTAGAAATCTTAACAAAAGCAAAATTATATAATTTAGCAGCATATTATTATGAGTTCAAAAAAGGAAAGTTTGAAGATGTATTTAAACTTGATAGAAGTTATTTAAACTTTATGATACAAAACAACATTACATATGATGAATTGATTACCTTACAAAAAATAAAAATAAAAGATTATGAACTTGTTAAATATTTTTGTAATGTTTATCGCTTAGATGAGTTATTAAAATATTGTAAACCATATGACTTAATGAAATATCATATTAAAAATAAAGATATATATATGTACCTAGATTATATTACAATGGCCAAACAACAAAAAATGGATTTAAAAGATAAATCAATATTATATCCAAAAAGTTTAAAAGAAAAACATGATGATTTACAACATCAAATTCAAGTAAGAAAAGATAAAGTTATAACTAAGCAAATAAAAAAGAGATATGAAAAAATTAAGACAAATGAATTTCAAAATAAACAATATATTATATATCCTGTCAAATCAGTTGAAGAGTTAGTTGAAGAATCTAGTCAACAAAATAATTGTGTTAAAACTTATGCTGAAAGAGTGGCAAAAGGCCAATGTGATATTTATTTTATGAGATTGATAAAAGATATAAATCACTCCTTAGTAACTGTTGAGGTTAGAGAAAATAAAGTAGTTCAAAAGAGAACTAAAAACAATGCAGCTACAACAAATAGTCAAAATATATTTTTAAAAAAATGGGAAAACCAAATTCTGAATAAAAATGGATAGTGAGGTAAATATGAAAGAAAGATGGATTGCGATAGCGTTTATAGCAATATTATTAATAATTTTAACAATAGCAAATGAGGTGAGTTAATATGGATCAATTAGAACAACAATGTAAAAAGCAAAAAGAAACTATTGATAAAGCAATAGAATATATAGAAAAATGTTTAAAACAAACGCCAACTGAAAATAGAGAAAAAGCCGATGATAGATTAGATATTGAATATAAGTACATCTTAGATATATTAAAGAAGGAGAAATAAGAATTATGGATTTTAAAAATGAAAGATTAATGATGTCTGAAGAAGAAGCAAGAAATAGAGCAAAAGAATTGCTTAATGAAAATCAAGTAGATTTAATAACAAAATATATGTTTTTAGAACAACAAGTAAAAAAGCAAAAAGAAGTAATTAATAAAGTTAACAAATATCTAAATGAATATGATGTATTTAAAGTATTTAGTTTTCCATTAATGAAAAGATGGGAGGAAGAACAAATAAAATCAAGTATAGACTATGAATTTAAAACATCTTTAGTAAAAGACTTAAAAGATATATTAAAAGAGGTGTCAGAATGATAACTAACATTCATGATTTAATAAAAGCATTAAACGTAAATCCACATAAAATAGTTCTTGTTTCTAATTTATACGATTGGCTTTTAAAAAGTAATTGGGACTGCATATTGTCTGATAATCTCAGAGAATATATAAAAAATGGTGGAATTGTTGAAAGAGGTGTCAAATGACTAAAGAGTTAGTATTAAAAAATAAATACAAAGTAATTTATATGCCAAAAACAAAAGCAAAAGCCTTTGAAAATATAAAAAATGGAGATGTTATAGAAATAACACTGCCGTTAACTCATAAAAGAAGTGGAGATAACAATTCATTAATTGCTTATTATCCCATTATAAACGGCGACGAAACAGTAGGAATACCAACAATAAAAAAATTAATAGAAAAAGGTATGATTTTAGAAGAAATAGAACAAGGAAGTGATGACAATAATGGAACTAATTAATTGTATATTAACTATTTTGGTATGTGTTTGTTGCATATCTGTCGTGATAGAAAATCGTAAAATAAAGAACAACATAATTGAATTACAGTGTGAAAATAAACAATTTAAAGATAATTGGAATAAGTTAAAAAAATATATGATAGATACTGAACAAATCTATAAGAAAAGTGATGATAAATATATTAAAGATATGCATGAGATTGGAATCAGACATGCGTATCAAACTATATTATATAAAATGTATGTGTTAGAACAAGGAAGTGATAGTAATGATTAAATTTTATTTAATTACAGTAATGATATATTTTGCTATTTACATAGTAAGTGGAATATTAATGAGAAAACAATTTATAAAAGCTAGGAACAAACTTAGAAAAGAAACAAATGATAATTCTAAAATTTATGGATATATAAGAACAACGATAGATTACTTATTAATATCTTTTATACCTATTGTAAGATTAATTACATTAATCCTAAAATATTACCTTATAGCTAACACAGATGATTTTATTAAAATGATGAAAGAAAAAGGTGATAGTAATGAATAAAGAAAAATTTATAAAAATGCTAGAACAAGCTAAAGAAGATGAATATGGTAGATTATATGTTATAGGGGATTGTAATAATAAAATTTATTTTGGTACAATAACAACTATTTGTGAAGATATATTTGAAGATAATAATAGTGCTGAAATATATGACAGACATTTTTGGAACGATGATACTTTAGAATGCTATGTAGTGTCAAATAAACATGACAATGATATTGAATATAGAGAACCTAAAAGAATTGACTTTTGTAAAGGTTATGATTGTTTCAATAGTATTGATGATTATATTGAGTATTTAAAGTTGAAAATTGATGACTTGATAGAAATATCAAATAAGTATGCTAGGTTATTAGAAAAAGCGGAGTGTAGTAATGAGTAGATTATTTACTGAGTGGTTAACAAATGAACTTTATAAAGACAGCGAAAATATGCTACCGCCTAAATTAAGTGATAAACAGGCATTAGTATTCTTAAGAGAATATTTATTAGGGAGTGATTGGTGCGTTATAGACCCTATATCACAAGAACAATTTAATACTATGTTAGTAGATGATATCTTATATAAGTATTCAAAAAAGTATAGAAAAGAATGTAGGTTATTAAAAAAGAAGAAAGTAGAGTGTGATGAGTAAATGAACAAATTTGATAACTTTAAATTAAAAAATGCAAAATATCTTGAGAAATTAGGATTTGAATATTATGAAGATGATGGTTTTAGTGAATTTTTAAAAGCAGAAAACGTGCCTAATAAATTAAATACTGAATATATAAAATTTAAAAAAATATCATTTTATAGACTAGAACGAGAAATTCATATCAGTTCATATAAAAAAAGTGCAGATTGTACAGAATTATTAGAAAAAGAACATAATATAGATTTTGTTTCACTTAATTCTGAAGAAATAAAAGCATTATTTAAAATACTTGATGAATTGGGGTGGAATAAATGCTAACATTACCAATAAAAAAGAAATGGTTTGATATGATCAAATCAGGAGAAAAGAAAGAAGAGTATAGAGAAATTAAAAAGTATTATGGAACAAGATTTGCAACACTAGGAGTTGGGGACAATTCAAAACATTATATTTTGTTTAGAAATGGTTATTCAAAAAGTAGTCCAATAATTAAA